TCCAGGCTGGCGAGGACGAACTCATCTCGCACGTCGGCCACCGTCTGCTGGCCGGTGTCTCCACCGTCTGCGTAGCTGTCCAGCTTGTTGGGGCTGGTGCCGTAGCTCAGGCGGAAGGTGGTGGTGGCCGTCGGCCGATAGGAAATGACCTGGCCTTCAGGCTGGGGCGTGCCGTTCATGGGCGGCAGGTACATGTCCACCGCACACTCGCGAGGGATGTCCCGGTAGAATCCAAGCAGCGGCCAGAGGACCGCGGCGAGTAGGAGCCAGCGCGCCATCGGTTACTCCTCGTTCCAGCCGCCCGTGTTCGACAGGACCCGCATTGAGTTGGCTTGCAACGAGGCGGCGCAGACCACGTCTCCCCCCACGGTGGAGAGCAGGTAATCCCCACCCGTGTCGGTGGCCGGGGACAAGAACCGATCCGTAGTGTTCGGGTCGATCGTGAAGCTCTCGTCGTCGTCGTTGACGGCGCAGAACTCCATCCCCACCCTGAACACGGGAAGCTCCAGCTCGATGGCTTTGCCGGCACCCCGGTTCGTGATGACCGTGTTGTACATGCACGAGGCAGACACATTCCCGTCGTCCGTGAAGACGCACTCGGTACGCCTGGCTGCCGGACTCTGATAGGGCCAGGGTGCCATCAGAAACGGAGCTAGGAGCAACACAGGCACGAGGGCAGCAACGCGGCGCATAGCTACTCTCCCTGGATAGACACGACGGCTTCATCCGCAGCCGCGTCAACCGAATTCTCGATGTAATACGATCCGCCTGTAACCCTGACGCAAGCGTTCTGTGTGACAGAAGCGCCAACGGTGCCATCCAACGCAGCATCGAGAACCTCAATGCAAACATTGACATCCGCAGTCGTGGCGCCAGCATGGCAGTACCTTACCATCACCTCAGCGTTCGCGGCACCCTCTGATGCCACATCCGGGTCTAGGCAGATGAGCGCCGTATCCGCGGTGACGCGGAACACCCTTGAGTCTTCCGTGCTGTTGAAATAAAAGCACTCGCTCTCTTCTCTGGTGATCTTCCCATTGGCGCTACTCGTGTTGCTTGCCGCAGCCAGCGCCACAGTGGCGTACCCACACGTAGCCCACTGAGATGCCCCCAGTGCCGGCATCGCCAGCAGCATCCCGAGCGCGAAGAGCCCTAGCGTGATGAAGTGTCTCATGTCATTTCCTCCTAGTCGTCCCGGCCGCGCCGGTCAATGTAAGCAAGCACGACAACGAGAAGATCCACCTGGCCGTCGTCGCTGCGGATTCCGATCTCGCTGTCCACATCGGCGAACAACTGCACGTTGCTGTTGAGGTTGTCCTCTTTCACTGTGTACAGTGGGGCAATCGTTGCGCTCGGAGCTTGACTCGTCTGCTCTGTACCGTAAATGTAGCAAGTCCAGCTGCCTACACCGCCGCCGCTCAGGCGCAGGTTGGCCGTGACCCATGAGTTTGGAGCCACAGGAAGCGCCATCGTTTCCCCTGCTTCTGCTACGTTTGTATCCTCGACGCTCGGCGGCGTCGTCAGCAGGAAGGTATCTCCGTGCTGCGTGAACGCGAGGAAGTTCTCGGAAGCGTCCGTCCAGATCGAACCGATGCGGCGGTAGTAGGTGTAGCCGGAGTCGCTCAGCAGATTCGTTGCGTCATCGTCCTTGTCGAAGCCCGCGTCCACAGTGCCATTCGCGTGCATGATGAGGAAGATGTGGTAGCGCGTGCTGGCCTCTGGCCCAGCAGTCCCGGAAGCGTAATCCGTGGCATTCAGCCCACCGGCATCGTCCCCAGCCGCCCATGTCGCATCGAGCCGCTTGGTCAGGATGGCCTCCAGCACTATATTGTGCGCGTGGGTAGATTCGCGACACTCCCCAACGCTGATGGCGATGTCGTGATTGGCATCCGTATCGTTGGACAGGATGAGCCCGGCGAGATAGCCGCGAGGAAGCGGAAACAAGAGCGCAGCAGGCAACTGCCACGACGGATCGGTGCCGTCGCTCGAAAGAATCGTACCAGCAGCACCGACAGTAAGCGTCGCCGCCTTGGGGTCGCTGTCTCCCACCAGCAAATCACCCTGGGCATCAATCACCCCCGCCAGGATGGTCCCACGCGCCTCCTCTGCATCCTCATCGTCCAGCACCGTCGTCATGTAGTCGCTCACCGTCACTGTGGCCGGCGTCACCCCAGGCGACGCAATCGGCTCACCGTCGGCGTCGAAGGCAAGGAACAGGCTGGCCCGGTCCACGCTGTTCGGCAGCTCCATGTCCAGCTCGTCAGAATCGGTGGCAGGAACCTTCAGCGCTCGATCGGCCTTGTCGGTCCGCTCCTGCGCGATAAAGGTCAGCTTGTCAGTCGCCGCCTCATGCGACACAGCCGGAAACTCGTCGTTCTCGACCCACTCCGTCTCCTGCGTGAGCGGCGTCTGGCGCTCCAGCGTCCACGTCACCGTGCTCGTGAAGTCGGTAGCGCCATCTACCGGCGTCACCGTGCCCGTCTCACCGGAGCCGCCCCCCACGGTGTAGTGCGTCGTCTCAGTGAGCACCGTCTCGACGCCGGTAGTCGTCACCCGGCTCGTCACCACCACCTCTGTGGTCTCGACGAACTCGAACCCGGTGCCAAGCTCCGTTTCGGCTCCGGTGCCCTCGTGCTGGCTTCGTACTGTCGTGCTGGATACGGTCATCGCTTTTTCCTCATGGGAATGCCGACTGATTCGTTGAATTCTTTCTCTACCTGATCCAGTAGCTTGCGGAAGTAGAAGAGGTTCTGGTACGGAATCATCCGGCGCAGCGCCCTCACGTCGCCTTCAGCAAAGCCCTCTCGGGACGCACTGGCGAGTCTGAACCCAGTTTCGGTAAGGCCCATCGTCGGCCCCATCAGAGAAGACGCTGCGTTACGTGCTGCATAACGAGACGAGAGCGGGCCTCCAGACATAAGACCAAATCCTAGCTTGTCCGCAAAGTTGAATCCGTCCCCGATGATCCCGATCATGCCGCTACGGTCAATGCCAGCACCGATGAGGTACTGTGCCAAATTGTCCTTCGGAAGTTCGCGCCCTGCGTTCCACGTCTTGAACGTCTCGACGAAAGCGCCAATCCCCACCGCAAGCATCATCCCGTTCATCGTGGCAAGGTCGCGCTTCTGAAGGCTTGTCAGTAGAAGCCGCTGCGTAGAGGCCAGGGCAAAACTCTTGTACTGAAACATCGTCTTGCCGATCTCGGTCGACATAAAGAGAGGACGGTCCCCAACACCAGGAGTGATAATCGTGTTGTCGACCATCTGCCTAATTGCAGAGCGGAAGGCCAACACAGCCTCGCTGTCAGCCCACTTATCCGTATCGGCCCATGCGACGCCACCCTCCTTCAGCTTCCCGCCCTTGCCCTGCAGCTCCGCTCCGATTCGCCGCACCATGTCATCACCAAGTCTCAGCTGTGCCAGATCTTCCAAGTCCCCCGCGCGGACGCGCTTGCCGCGCGAGAGAGCGTCGATAATATCGATGAGACGGGTCTGGCCCACGATGCCGGCCCACTGCTTCATGCCGGAGTTCCACGGAGAGAGCAGGTTCACAAGGCTGAAGTTGGAGGCGAAACTCTTCCCGACCGTTTCCACCTTGTTGCGTGCAAATTCGTCCCCGATGTCCGCCATAGAACGCATGCGCGTATCGAGCACAGTCTCCCACCCGGAACCCGCCTTCCGAATCTCAGCAGCAGCGAGCTTGAGCGGCCGAAGTCCATGCCCCAGCGGAGTCATCGCGGCGCGCATCGTGCGTGTCAGGCCGTGTCTGAGAACTGGCATTGCAATATCTGCGAGAGAGCTGATGAGAAATGAACCTCCCTGCGCCGTCATATTGAGCGTGCGAGCGATACGCCCTGCCGTGATGAGCTTTCCCCACTTCTCATCAGGAACTGCAAATGTGCCGCGAAGACGATCCCGTACAGCGCCGATAATCAGCAGGTCTTCTTTCTGCTGATTCATGATCTTCTGACGCTGCTTCTTGTCCGTGACCCCCTTGAGAATATCGCTGTACTCCCTCTTGATCGCATCAGTCGACTGGATCATAGCTGCTGAGCCGGCCTTGCCAGTACCCTTCTGCGTGTCGAGCTTCTTCAGCTCGATGTCCGGCACGGTCGTCCGAAGGTAGCTCTGAGTGAGCGTGTCGATGTCGTTCTCCAGAAAGTCCATGATGAACTCATCGTCGAAGTCCAGCACTCGCTGCTTCAAGACCTTCGGAGCCCCATAGGGCTGCTGCCCGTACTCAATCCGGCCCATCCCAGCCCCGGTGACGTTGTTGGTGATGTCGTCCGCACCACGCTGCAGCTCAATCTCGATGGCGTCGAAGTGGCTCAAGCCCTCATGCTTCTTGGTAATCGCATCGATCTCGTCAGCATCGAGTTTTTGATGCAGCCAGAATTTGATCTTGTTCTTGAAGACCTGACCACCCTCGGCGTCGAGTTCCATCATGATCTTCTGACGCAGGTAGAGACGGCGCATGTACGAGGCGGCGTAGTTCGGTCCCTTTGTCAGGATCTCCTCTGGCAGGAGCCCCAAATCAACAAACTCCTTGGCGAGCGGGTCATAGACGAGCTTGCGGTGAAGCTTCGCCAGCTCGGCTGCCTCGGGCGGAATGACCGCACGGCCTTGTGGTGAAAGCCCGGCGATATCCCCGATGCGTCCCGACTTGCCAGCAGCCTCCAAAAACTCCTTCTTGGAAAGCACCACCGGATCCTTACCGCTTACCTTGTCCTGCATCTCGACCAGGAAACGGCGACCACGCCCCCCGGTCTTGGTCCCGGAAACACGGTTTCTGTATTGTGTGAAAAGCTGATCCCCGGCATTGAAGAGATCACCACGCACCGCATCCCAAGCGAGGACGTTGGACTCGACCGAGCGACCCCCATCGAAGCCTTCCACGATGAAGCCCTGATCTGCCATCTCCATGATGAGACGCTTCGCTTCCTGCGAGCGCGAGCGCACCATGAGCCGCAGCATCGGACTCGTGTGGAGGAACGAGAGGGCCTTTTCGAGTCCGAAGGCGTTCTTGACGCGGATCTCCGATCGGCTGCCTCCATCCACCGCATCGTCCAGCATGTCCTGCGGTCGGATCGTAACCGATTCGGAGCCGGCTCGTTCGGACCCACCAGCTATCACACCGAAGTCTTCCTCGATCTGTCTGACGGCCCTGGCGCGGACAGCCCCGGAAATGCGCGTAATGCCGGCGCCCAAAATCCCGCCCAGCACGGCGGCTCCAGTCACATTGAGCACACTCTCTCCCCACGTCCTCGTGTCCTGATCGGAGTGGAGCATCAGCTCTGTAGCGGAAGCACCGAGCGCCGTCGCTCGTGCTGCCAGCAAACCACCCTTCAGCGCATTGGCGGACACGATACCCCTTGCCACCTTCACGGCGCGCGTAGCTGTGCCGAACGGGATGAGCACGATCGGATCCAGAAAGCCTGCCGTGAGAGTTGCCAGCATTCCGAGAGCACCAGCAGATTGGAGGGTCTCGAGATCGCCCACCTCGCGGCGTAGCTTCTGCCGGACGGCCTCCTTCTCCCACGGCGTTCGGACTCCGATAAGCGACTCCGGGTAGTGCTCAAAGATCGTGCCTTCGATCCCCTCGAACTGATCGAACCCATACGTCTCGCCCAGCTTCGGAACATCAGGCCGTCGCAGATTCTCCACAAGCGACATCACGGTATTCTCGCGCCGAAATGCCGCGCCCATCGTGTCGGCGAAGCTCGGCCCTTCGCGCCGCTCCGGGGGTGTGAGCAACGTCGGAAGCCCATCCATCTGAGTCTGGACATCCAGCGGCATCAGCGCTGCACCCCCATGCGAGCCATGATTTCTTCCGCGATCTGCAAGTTGCGATCGTAGTGCTCCAACTCTAGCTCGAGGTCCTCCGCTTCCTTCTTCTCAGCTGCTACGATCCGCTCAAGAGGCTCATCTCTGACAGAGCTGCTCTGATACTCAGGGTAGAATCGATGCTGCAGCCCTGTCTCAGCATTCATGAGAGGGATCATCTCGTCCTCATCATCGATCACGAAAACGGGATACCCAGGCCGCGAAGACCCTGTAGCAGGATCAATCTCACGCGGAGTCATGAAGTCAGAGCCGATCGCGATCCGTTCCGTGTCCACAGCCTCAAAGTCCGGCATGCCCAAAGAGGCCATGAGAGACGCCGGGACTGTCGCCACGTCTTCACGAAGCTGCTGCGTTATCGCCTCCCAGTTCCCCTGGAACTGCGGGTAAGCCAACTCGGGGGGCAGGACCATGAGCTGCTCACGTCCACCCACCCGAGAAACCCCGTTGGTGCGCTGGAGTTCATCGAACGCCCTGCTCCGAGCCTTCTTGATGTCGGGCTCGATCTGGTAGTACTTCTCCACGTTTGCCGCGAACCGCGATGTCCACGTATCCGGTATCGCCACGTCCTTGTCGGGCCAGAACGGACGGTGGATCTTCGCGAAGTTTCCCTGGTCGCGTAGCCAGTCTGCGTCAGTACCCTCCCCCTGAATCTCGTCATACATCGTGCGGCGTGTCCGCAATGTGGCATCATCAACCTTCATGAGGTCCCGCGTGCGCTTGATCGAATCCGCTGCCGTAATCCCGACAGTCCGGTCTACCACGACGTTCTCCAGCACAGTGCGGTCCTGTGGTGAAAACTGATCCGCAATCTGCGGAGACGACTCGCGATACTGGGCAAACCGCTCTGCTTCCTGCGCGATGTGCTCGTAGTAGTCGCTGTTGATGGTGGCTTGCATCCGATCGACGACTGGGCCAGGAACGATGTTGAGCTGGTCAACGATTTTGGATTCGACAGCCTCTCTCTGCTCAGGCGTAGCCAGTTTCATCATCTCAGTGTACCCAGCATCAACGGCCTTCATCGTGCCTGAGTCATTGGGATTGAGAGGCATCCCTTCCATGCCAGCCTTGAACAGAACAAGGTTGTTGCCCTGCTCCAGAATCGCATTCTCGATCTGATCCAGCTTCAGTACAAGCTGCGTCCGCTTGGCATCCGTGATGCTCTCGTTATCGTATACACCCGCAACTTCACCGCGCATCCGCCGGACATCTCCGATCGTGGTGGCGCGGTTGACCGCGATTTCGAGATCCGAACCGATTCGCCCGTCTACCTGTGCCTTGGCCTTGTTCTTGATGGCAATACGTTTCGACTTAGCGAGGCCAGGGAATTCGTTCTCGTCATCAATGATGTCCATCAATGAGGCAGGGTCTTGCTCATTCAGAATGGCAGCGCGCTCGAGGCTCGCCATCTGATCCAACACGCTGAGCAGCTTTTCCTTCTCCTGCTCGCCGATGTACGGGTTGATCTCGATGTCTACCCTGCCTCGAGAAAGAGCCGCTGCCCTGCCCTCGTCGGTCTTTGCAATCGCGAACTGCTGCGCGTAGGTCTCTGTATTCTTTAGCAGCGTGGCCTTGGAAGCATCCACCTCGCGCGCGTAGCCCACCCGGCTGACTGCAGCAACACCTCGCAAGGACGTGGATGCACCGCGGGCGCCCAGCGCCGTCTGCACAGCCTTCCACTTGCCCTGCCCTACTGCGCCCTCGACGATGACCTTCGCCCGCTCGGTATAGAGCCGGCTGGCATCCTCGGCAGTATTGATCTCTGGATTCTGCTCGATCTCGAGCCGGAGCGTGGTGAGGCTGCGCTCCATCTCTCCGGAGAGCTTCACCAGCTCATTCTGCTGCTGCTGCTGCTTGTACTCCGCACCAAGGTGGAAGAGCTGATCCACGGTCCTCTGGATGGTGCGTTGGGACACCATCTCCGGGATCATGCCGGGCACGGCCGCTCGGGGCATTCGGATTGCAGAGGATTCAGGAATTCTCGGCACTACGCGATGCTCCCGAAGTTGACGCTGCGGATGCTGGGAATCGTATTGACAGCCGAGCCATGGGTACCGTACAGGTTCGTCGTCTTGAGCCCACCGCCACCGCCGCCCGTGTAGCCCATCAGCAGCGACCCCATGCTCATCAAGGCCGAGGAGGCGATGCTAGCCGCGCCGCGGTTCGCTGCCGCCTGCACCTCCCATGCCTTCATGTCGAAGGCAAACTGAGTGCGCATCGCGGCGAGCTCCGCACGGGCAGCTGTATTCGCCATCACCTGTACCGGAGTGCCCTTGTCGAGCCGGACGCCGGCCTTGGCGAACCCGGTCATCTGCTTGCCGCCGATTTCGCGCCCGCGCTTGCGGACCTCTTCCGCCTCTTGGCGCCCAGAAGCCTGAATCATGGATGCGCTGCTTGCTGCCATTTCACTCTCTCCCGTCTATCGGGATGCAATTCCCACAGTGCCGGATACGAACAGGATCATCGCCGGCAGCGGATCGGGCTGCCGCAGGTAGACGATTGCCTCTTCATCATGTCCGCTCTGCATCGTAATTTCCTTGATACCCGTGAACAGCGGCGGCGAGGCGTCCATGTCATCCGACGTGGAGCGGAAGGGCAGCCGCTCGAGGCTGTCGCTGTCCGTGCCGTACTCGAGCCCCAATGTGCGGTGGAGCCTGATGTGTAGATGAGTGGGACGCAGCAGCCGACCCGACGTGCTGCCGGAGCCTTGCGTTCTGATCTCGATCGGCAACGTCTCGAAGTCCGCGTTGTAGCCGTAGCCCACCTGGACGACGCTGTACTTGGCGTTGAGCGTGATCGAGCCACCGGATACCACGCGGGTCGGATGTACAGCGCCATCGGCCAGTATGCTCACCGTCTCGCCTTCCAGATGATCGAGCCCGGTGATGGTGGCCGTAGCCGTGCTGTCGTAGGTGAGCCCGGAATCTACGAAGAAGGCGTCTTCGATGTCATCTAAGTCCGCGAAGTCCTGCTCCATGAACTCGATGTAGCGAACGGTCGAGCCGTCAATCGTGCGCTTCACGATCATCCATAGCTGGTCGTGATCCTCATTGGGAGCCGGGATCACCGCGATGGACTCCACCACCGCATCGCCCGTGCTGAACGAGCCGCCGATGACATGCCGATGCCAGCCGTGGATCTTTTGCCCGGGCTCGTAGGTCACACCGGCTAGCTTCCCGTCACTGCGCACGCACCAGATGATGCTGTGCGGCTCCTGCTGGAACTCCATCTGGATGATGCCGGTGCCTGTGACGTGCTCGGCCATGATCGTAAGATCGGTCGCGTTGTAGTTGTCAGACTCGAACTGATAGCCAGCCGCGAGCACCTTCTTGCCGGAACGGGAGACGTAGAGCACCGTGTTGTAGGCCACCACGGGCTGAAGATTGGCGCAGCCGTACGCACTAGCGCGCGGCAGGTTGATGTTCGTCGGCGTCACAGACTCGTTGTTGGACGACGCCTGCACGATCCAGACACCGCCTGTCGTGCCGATGACCATGTTGCGCGCACGGGCGAGCCAGACGATGACCTGTACGTCGCTGGAGCCACCAAGCTGGTAACTGAGCGCGGAGTCGGCCGTTATGTCGCTATCGATCCGACTGGTTGGCGCGAAATCGTCCCAGCCGCCCGTCACACTGGCATCGAACCGCTCCGGCTCTAGCGGCGTACCGGCAAACGCGAGCCGCTGCTCGAAGAAAGCTACCGTGCGTGGGTGGTTGCCAAAATAGTACGCGCCAAGATACCACTCCTTCGTTCCCTGTATGTCAGGGAGCGCAGGAGGTTGGAGTAGCGGGTCAGGACCGGCGGTGACCGTGCCAGTAGCCGAAGTGGCGCTTGCTACTGCCGTAATTCTGAGGGCTCCAGGTTCATGGTCTCCGCTATCTGGGTCGTGGTATCGAATCATTCTGCCTACATCGCGAGCCCCGACATTATCAAAGAACCCGGGGGCACCTGCCGTAAGAGTAACACTACCGGTAACGCCCGAAGTAGAAAAAAGAAACGCCTCCAGTAGTTTTTCGTCATCGACTTCCGGCACACGCAGTTCAAGGTACGGCCCATCGATGAAATCCAAATCTGAGAGCGTCCAGCTCGCATGTCCAGTGCGCGTCAGCACGGCAGGCTTGTGGTCCTCGTGGACGATGTAGAGCTTGTCGGCCGACTGCGCAAAGCGAAGTGAAGGAAGCTGCGCCTCGGTATAAGTGGTCACGATCTCATTCGGAACCGTTCCGTATGGCGTGATCGTATGCGTGCCGCCACCCGCAGCTCCTGTGATGGGTACTATTGCCCCACCCGCAGTCAGCGACAGGCTGAAGGAATCAGCCGGCGTTCCCGTCGCGGCCTCCACGATGTAGTAGTTCGTGGCGAGAGAGAGTCCCGCGGGTAACGTCCCATCGGAGGTCAGCCGGAACGGACCCTGCTCATCCACGTAGAAGTGTCCCGTGATGTCCAGTTCATCATTCCCGGTATCGACATCCCCATCCACAAATGTCCACGTCGGAGCCTCGATCACCGACTCGTTGCGGAAAAAGCGGATCTTCAGATCACAGAACTCCAGTACATACGCCTGCGTCGTGCTGAAGACGAACGGGACAACGCGGCTCTTGACCGAGGAATCCTCCACCTCGGCGACGTAGCGAGTCCCGCTGCGCTTCATGGCGCCGCCCTGCGGGCGCAGCAGCCAATTCTCCAGCGTCTTCACGCCGTTGTTGTACGCAGGAACGTCCGAGCGGCCAAGCATCTGAGGCGATAGCTCACCCGAGTTGAAGGCGTTCTGCTGGAGATAGACCTTCACCTGAAGTGTGCCTCAAACCACGTACCCGCCGGGCGCGGCTCCATCTTCCCCTCGGACTCCGTGACGTAGCCAGCCTCGTCGCGCTTGCCAACGTACTCCGTAAGCAACGCCGCGCTCAGGCTCGCATCCTTCACCAGATTCTCTGCCCACTCCCATTGCAGCTTCGCGATGAACGTCTCGACGAAGAGCGAGTCGAAGTTGTTCGGGTCCTCGACGCGCCGGATGTACTTGAGGTAGATCGGCGCCTCAACGCTGGTCACGATCATGCGACCTTCCAGCCGCCAGTCGCGGTCGGACACGTTCTCGATCGTAAGCACGCGCAGGCAGTAGTTCGGAGCCTCCGGCAGCGGGAAGTAGCTCTCGAACTCCCACGCGGGCTCCGTCGTCGAGGCCGCAATCGACGTGCGCCAGATGGCGAACCGCCACGGGATTGCACGCATCAGCGCATCCCGGTGGATTGCATAGGTGTTGTTCACGATCAGCCCGGCCTTACCAGGATCGGTAAACGACGTGATAGCCTTCTCACCGATTCGGAGTAGCGCCGCGTTGGCAATTTGCACGTCACTCGGCATCGCATCCTCCAGGCTGACGCAGGGCGGGGAGCGGAAAGGAGAACACCCCCCGCCCCAACGTCATCCCCCAGCTAATCGCCGGCTGTGTAGACCGCGGTCAGCGTCGCAGTGGAAGACGTGGCATCGTCATTCCCCTGCAACGTGATTCCGAACTCGTACTTGACCTGCGGGTCCACTGTGTCCGTTCCCGCGCCGACCTTGTAGATCTCCCACATGTGCTTCATGCGAGATATGCCAGTGAGAGCACCAGACGTGAAGATCTCCGTCAACGTGTCGAGTGCACTGGTGTAGTCCTGGCCGGCCCCGAAGAGATCGACATCGAGGACTGCACCCGTGTGGGTGTCGTTCACCGTGAAGAGCCCCACCTCGGCCGAGTTGGAGGCCGAGAAGCCGCCATCGGTCTGGGTGTAGAGCGCCCACAGTCGATCACTCGACTTCATGGTGAACATCCGCAGAACATCCGTCGCCGCCGTGTCCGTCACAGTGATCGACGCGCTCTTGATACGCACGCGGGCATGCCCGATACCTACGGGCACAACGATGTTCGGGTGGGCCGCAGCGGTGTCACCATCGCCATCAGCCCCGAAATGATTTGAGTACCAATTAGCCATTGCCATATCCTCCCTGGCTAATCGCCCGACGTGTACAGCGCGGTCAGCGTGTACACGTATTCGGCCGTGTCGTCGGCGCTGGTCGTCATTCCGAACTCGTAAGAGACCTGCGGGTCCACGGAGTCGGAGCCCGCGCCGAGTGCGTAGATCGCCCACATCGCCTTCATGCGATCTTCGCCACCGGCCGCGCCGGAGCTGAAAATCTCCGTCAGGACATCGAGCGCGGCCGTGCTGATGTCGTGTGAAGCCCCGAAGAGATCGACATCCAGCACCGCACCCGTGTGCGTGTCGTTGACCGTGAAGATGCCCACCTCAGCCGAGCTGTTGGCATCGGCAGCCCCGTCCGTGTTGTGGTAGAGCGCCCACAAACGATCGCTCGACTTGAGCACGAACATGCGGAGAACGTCGCCAGTGGTCACCGCGGCAGGGACAGTGCATGATGCACTCTTGGTGCGAAGCCGCGCGTGCCCGATGCCTGCGGGCACAATGATGTTGGGGTGGGCCGCAGCCGTGTCTGCGCTGCCGTCCGCCCCAAAGTGATCTGAGTACCAATTCGCCATTTTCTTGCCCTCTTTGGGCGATGGGTGTCAGGGCTCAGTACGACACCGCAAAGAGCCCCTATCCCCGTTCACTTACTCGGTGCACTGAACGTCCACGACGCCCCGGAGCTGCATTCGGGTGGACCCGAACTCGCTGCGGTAGTACACCTGCGTCGAGTAGTTCTTGGCCGATTCCTCGGTGATGCGGGAGAACGGATTCTCGAGCATCGCCAGAAGCATCGACGACTTGGACCAGGCCAGGCAGGTCCGATCGGGCGTGCCATCCACGTCGAGAAGCTGCGTCGTCTTCCACGTAAACCCGCCGAACGTGTTGACATCACCGGCCATGAGCATCCGAACCGAGTTGTAGTCGGCCGAAGTCATGGTGCTGTCGTTCATCAGATCCTCGATCTGATCGGCCGCGCAGACCATGAACCAGGGCTTCGGGTGCTCGTACTTCCGCAGGATCTTCGCCGCCTCGTTGATCTTGGCGAGCGTCATCCCCACGGAACCGGACGCGATCGTGTTGGTGCCCGTGTCGAACGACTCCGTGCTGGTGCCGCTCGTCTTGCCCGTGCGCGCAGTGGCAAGAGCCGCATCGATGATGGCCCGATCCCACTGCCGGCCCATACCGAGGGCGATTGCCCGAAGGTACGGGTTCGTGAAGTCGTTGATCGACTTCAGCGCATCCGGCTTGTCGATCAGCTCGGCGCGGGCATACGTCTTGGGCGTGACCCAGCGGCGATCGTGCTCGATGTCGCTGATCGGCGTATCCGCGTGCCGAGTGGTGATCTCCTGCGGCTCGGCGATCCCGAGCTGGTCGAACGAGAACTCCTCGCCCGGCCCCACCATGCGAACGTCTACGCATTCACGCAGCCTGGATCCCTCCTGCTGCGCGAGAAGCGTGACGCCCGTCTCGAAGCCCTTGACTAGGGCAGTGTCGATATTTTCGCTCATTGTAGAGCCCCTCCGTTGTGTTCACTTTTGTGACACGAAGGGGTTATCTACCGGCGTCGGTAGGCCCGCTTCTTCGCCGTATGTGGCGCCTTCAGCCCCTCTTTTGGGGCGAGCACCCGGCCGCGAGAGCGGTTATCGGGAGACGAAAATCAGTTCCTTCTCGGTCGTCCTCTCTTTCTCGTGACGGGGGCTTCCACCTTCACCGCCACGAACTCGAGATAGTTATTCGCTTCTGCCAGCACGCGATCGACTCCGACCCGTGCCAGGCCACCGTGACTCTTCACTGCAAGACGCAGACAGCCCAGACGGGTGTCATCGCCCATGACCCATGAGACAAAGGCAGCCGCCCTGTCCACCGGCTTCTCACGGGCGTTGTTGCCGCCGAGCGACATCTCCATGCAAGTGAGTCGAATCTGTTCTTCGGTCATGTGTAAATCTGCCTCTCAAGGTCCGACTTCCGCTCCTGGAGCGCCTCGTGCTCCGGGTGCATCGCGTCGTTCAGAATTCCCAGCTTGGTGGCGTCACCCAGCATGGCATTCAGATCCTTCTGCGCCTCCTCCGGCGTGCGAGTCGTGCGGCGCACGGCATCACCGGGGCCACCATCCTCGCCAATCGCCTCGCCGAAAGACATCATCACCTCGACCATGCCGGGCAGATCGCCCACCTTCCGGCCGTCGGGTAGCACCTGCTCGAACGGATT